CGTGAAAAGAATAAAGAGGCTACAACAGTGACATTAAAAGTGTATTCACTAGTACCACTGTATGCTGGCATGACGTTTAACTTGGTTGAGTACGGGAAATTAAACGGTAAGTACATTGCATCTAAAGTGGTACAAAATGATTCATCTACCACATTATATTTACGCAGATGTCTGGAGGGGTATTGATGATAGAAGAATGCCAAGTAGTAAGCGTTGATGAGGCGACAAGAACTATTCGTGTGAGCCGTTTAGAAAGCAATGATATGGTATCTGGAGAAATTCAGGTATTTAAAGGCACCACACTTCCAAAAGTAAATGCTCACGTTGTCTGTTCATTCGCAAATGGCAAAAGTTATATGATAGGCGAAATCGAATAGAGGTGATGTTATGGGTACAATCGCAACATTTGGTAATTTAGTGTTTACAGTATCAGCCCAACAAGTAAATACATTTAACGAGTTAAGTCGAACAATGGAAGCTAGATATACCAAGCATGAAATTAAACATCAAAAACCAATATTAGAGTTTGAAGGACTAGATATAGATCCAATTA